TCTCATTCCCTACCTCAATGCGTATCACTGACACAGGATCAACTACAGTTCAAGCTGATCCGGCAACGGCTCGCACATCCCTTGCAGCTCTAAAGGCTGCCGAGTTCGCAGAGCAAGGCGCATTCTTTATCCGCACAGATGGCACAGCAGAATTCAAGGATCGCACCGATGTCGTGGGATCTTTAGCGGCTACCCCTATCGAGTTTAATCAGACGACAGGCATTCCCTACTCGGATCTTAAGTATGCCTTCGATGACAAGCTCATCGTCAATCAGGCCAGCATGACACGCATAGGCGGCACAGCGCAGACTGCAACTAACACAGACTCGTCGGCTAAGTACTTTCCACATGGCACGACAGTTACAGACATGATCCCTCAGACAGATGCTCAAGTCTTAGACATCGCCAAGATATACGTGGCGACCAGAGCCGAGACAACTATCCGCATCGATGCCATGACTGTCGATCTACTGGACACAGATGTACCGACTGACACAATGATCGGCCTTGATTATTTTGATAACGTCAAGATCACTAACGTCCAGCCAGACGGCTCGACAATCGTTAAGACCTTGCAGGTGCAGGGCTTGGCATGGGACATAACCCCTAACAGTATGAAATGCACAGTAACAACACTTGAGCCTATAGTTGAGGGATTCATCATTGGATCAACGACTTACGGTATAATCGGACAATCCATAATGGGATACTAGGAGAAAATCATGGCAGAAGGCTTTCCAGCGACAACAGGCGACATCTTTACGGCGGCAGATTATAACGGCCTCGTAGCCTTTACTGTAGGCGCAGCTCAGACTGCCGACTATACGGCTGTCATTGCCGACACTTATCAGGTATTAGAGCTCATGAACAAGGCAACAGCGATCGCTTATAAGATCCCTACCAATGCCTCAGTAGCATTCCCTATTGGCACAGTATTAAACATCCTTAACATCGGCGCTGGCGCTGTCACGATCTCAGCTGTAACTTCTGGCACTACTACGATCCTTTCGGCTGGCGCAGTAGCCGCTGCTCCTACCCTTTCACAATATAAGGCTGCTGCATGTATTAAGACAGGCACAGATGCTTGGTACGTTGTAGGTGGAATAGCGTAATGTTAAACAATGTCGCTGCCTTTATAGGCATACCAAGCAGACCACCAAGAAATTTCGACTTTCTAGTAGTAGCAGGTGGTGGCTCGGGTGGAGCGCAACTTGGTGGCGGCGGTGGCGCTGGTGGATTTCTTGAATTCACCTCGCAGTCATTAAGTGGATTAAATGTAATTACAGTTGGTGGCGGTGGTGCTGCTACACCTGCTACTTTAGGAGTTGCGGGAACAGTTGGCTCACCTTCTCAAGTTGCTAGTTCAACAGCAGCAGCAGGCGGTGGTGGCGGTGGGTCACGCGGAGCAGTATCTACAACAGCATCAAGTTCAGGTGGATCAGGTGGCGGCGGTGGCGGTGGGCAAACAGCAGGCGCTGGCGCGGCAGCTTCTCCATCAGGACAAGGTAATGCTGGCGGTAACGCAACATCCAATGGATTGGCTGGAAACGGCGGTGGTGGCGGCGGTGCTAACGCAGTAGGAGCAAATGCTACTGGAGGCAACGCATCACCTGGCGGCGGTGCAGGCGGTGCAGGAAAGTCTAATTCTTATTCAGGATCAGCCGTAACTTATGCAGGCGGTGGTGGTGGCGGTGGTTGGGGAACTTCTGCTGGTGCAGGCGGTGCAGGCGGTGGTGGTGCTGGCGCTGGAACTTCATTCAACGTTGGTGTAGCAGGAACAATCAATACCGGCGGTGGTGCTGGTGGATCAAACGATTCGACTTCTGGTACAGGATCAGGTGGCTCTGGAATTGTAATCATGCGAACATCTGGCTCTTACACAGCTGAAGCGACAACAGGATCGCCTACAAGAACTGAGACAGGTGGATACACCATCTACACATTCACAGGTTCAGGGAGTATCTCGGTCTAATGGCACACTTCGCGCAGTTAAATGAATCTAACATTGTTACCAATGTAATTGTGGTTAACAATAATGAATTGATTGAAGATGGAATTGAGTCAGAGGAAAAAGGAATTAAATTCTGTCAATCTTTATTTGGCGGGACTTGGATCCAGACTTCATACAATAACAATATTCGCTACAACTACGCGGGAATTGGCTTCACATACGATCCAATAGATGATGCATTCATCTCACCTATGCCTCAATGCGGTCATGATTCTTTACTACTTAATGATCTAAAGCGATGGGAGTGTGCAGCCTGTGA